GGTCGTGCGCTTACTCAGCAAGATGCTGTAGACAATGATCTTTTAAGGGAATCAGATCCAAACTCTCCAATCTTGAACCCGGAGAGGTCAAGCAAAGTAACTTTTGGAGGTGGTCAACGTAGTTGATCATCAATTTTATTAATTTTAAATAATATAGGTAACTTATTATGGCTAACAAAAATGCCCCATTTGGAGCAAGACTTGTAGGCAAATTAGGTTCTGGTATCGCCAACGGTGGAATGACAGAATATAAAATTGCTTCAGGTGCTTCAGGGAATATTTTTTCAGGCGATTTGGTAAAAATGACTAACGCAGGTACTATTTTAGTTTCTGCTGCTGGTGATGAATCTATTGGAATTTTTAGAGGTTGTTCTTTTACAAACTCTTCAGGTGATACTATTTTTAGTTCACATTTTCCTGATGGAACCGTATCGGCTGATATTGTAGCATTCGTAGAAGATGACCCTAATGCTGTATTTGAAATTCAGAGTGCCGGTTCTCCAGCGCAAACTGATGTAGGCTTAAATGCAGATATTTCTTACACCGCAGGATCTACCAAAACTGGTATGTCAGCAGTAGAACTATCTGGAACAACAGCCGCAACAACTGCGACTTTTAGAATCATGGGCTTTTCCTCTGATCCAGATAACAGCACTACAGGTTCAGCTAACGTGAATGTTATAGTGAAGTTTAATGAGCATTTCTATGTTGATCCTACAGGAGTTTAATCATGGCAATAAATAGGTCGCAATTAGCGAAGGAACTAGAGCCAGGCTTAAACGCCTTGTTCGGCATGGAATATGCTAGATATGAAGCAGAGCATGCAGAAATCTTTGATACAGAGAGTTCTGATAGAGCGTTTGAAGAAGAAACTTTAATCGTTGGGTTTGGTAATGCTGAAGTAAAATCAGAAGGTAGTGGAGTCAGATTTGACAACGCTAACGAAGGTTATACTTCTCGTTATACCCACGAGACGGTTGCTTTAGCATTCGCACTAACAGAAGAAGCTGTTGAAGATAATCTGTATGATCGTCTAGGTGCTAGATACACTAAAGCACTAGCTAGATCTATGGCTAATACAAAGCAAATCAAAGCTGCGTCTGTATTGAACAATGCGTTCTCTACAACAGGCGGTGATGGCAAAGTATTAATCGCTACAGATCACCCGCTAGGCGGAGGTGGTTCTTTAGCAAATAGAGCTACAACTATGGCGGATCTTAATGAAACTTCTCTTGAAGATGCATTAATTAATATCTCTACATTTACTGATGATAGAGGTCTTAATATTGCACTAAGAGGAATGAAATTAATTGTTCCACCTCAGTTGCAGTTTGTTGCTGACAGACTCTTACAAACCCCAGGGAGAGTAGGAACATCTGACAATGACATTAACTCTATTAGAAATCAGGGAATGATTCCTGATGGCTATGTTGTAAATCATTATCTAACAGATACAGATGCTTTCTTCTTGAAAACAGACTGTCCTGATGGATTTAAGTATTTTGAAAGATCTCCAATGCAAACTGCATTAGAAGGTGATTTCGATACTGGAAACATGAGATACAAAGCTAGAGAAAGATATTCATTTGGATATTCTAACTTCAGAGCTGTGTTCGGTTCTCAAGGAGCTTAATGAACGATTGATTGTAGCGTTTATTACTCAACTACAATTAAGAAAGGGAGCTACGGCTCCCTTTTTCTTGCGACATTTATATTTCAGGTGTAAACTAAAATTGGTTTAAAATTAATTAGCTTGATGAGGGCCGTTTACGGTTTCCATTAATACAAATATAAGGAGTTCAAGATGGCTAATCCACATTTCCAAAACTTAATACTTAACGCTGGTAACAGCGAGTCTACCAAACATAAGAAAGATGTTCCTATGTTCTTGGTAAACCCGTCTAGTTCGTTGTTCTATCAATATCAAACTGATTTTATGACTTACAATTCTGGCGATTTCACAATCACTACAACTGAAGCAGGTACAGGTTCAGCTACAGAAGCTCTAACCTCTGGAGCTGGCGGTCAACTTTTGCTTACTAATGCAGCAGGTGATAATGATTTAGACTTTTTACAGCTAAAAGGTGAATCATTCTCTCTAAGCAGCAGTAAAAGAGCTTTCTTTCAAGCTAGATTTAAAGTAAGTGATGCAACACAATCTGATGTTGTTATAGGTCTACAGATAACTGATACAACACCTCTTGCTGTTTCAGATGGTGTTTACTTTATGAAAGACGATGGTGATACAAACCTAGATTTTCATATAGAAAAAGACGGTACTGACACTACTACAGCAGCGGTTACTACTTTAGCTGACGATACATTTGTTGATGTTGGTTTCTTTATAGATCCTAATACTTCACAAGTATCTTACTTTATAGGTTCTGCTACTCCAGTAGGTGTAGTTAACACTAACTTGCCAGATAATGAAGAGTTAACCGTATCTTTCGGTATTCAAAATGGTGAAGCAGCAGCTAAAACTATGACAATTGATTACATAAATGTAATCTGCGAAAGATAGGAGTAAATAATGGCTGATACAGTAACTTCCCAGACTATTCAGGATGGTGAAAAAATTGCCATTTTAAAGTTTACTAATGAGTCTGACGGTACAGGTGAATCTTCTGTAAAAAAAGTAGATGTTTCTGCTCTTACTACTAATAGTGCGGGTGAATCATGCACAAGTGTATCTATAGGTAGAATTTACTGGGCTACTAGAGGTATGGGTGTTGATATTGAGTTTGATGCTAGCACAAACGTCTTAGCAATACCTTTACCATCAGATAGTACAGGTGATGAATACTATGACGATAGATTTACAGGTATACCAAATAACGCAGGTTCAGGCGTTACCGGAGATATAGATTTTACAACGGTTGCACATTCAAGCGGAGACGCTTACTCAATAATATTAGTTCTTAACAAAAACTATTAATGGCAGAGTACAAGGGTAAAACAGTAACTCTTAACCGACCAAGGGCTATCTCACAAGGTAGTCCTGGTTACGGTAAAAAACGCAAAGAAGTCTTTGTTAAAGGATGCAGTAGCGAAAGCTCTAAAGTTAAACGCATAACCTTTGGTGATGCCAAACTTGGTATGCACAAAGATAGTAAAGCAAGAAAGAAATCTTATTGCGCTAGAAGTGGTGGAATGGGTGGTACTACAGATAGATGTAGTGCTAATTATTGGGCTAGAAAAGACTGGGATTGTTAATGGCTAAGAAAAAAGAACCCAAAAGAGATGCTTGTTACAAATATGTAAGTGGAAAAATGCCTCAGAATTCTGCATACAGATCTGGGCATATGGTCAAATGTAGAAAAGCTGGCGGTCCTAGTAATTACCGTATGGGTAGCGACAGGCAAAAAAAATCTGGCGGAGGCCCTGTTACGATACGCGGACAAGGTGCTGTTATGACTAATAGATTAAGGTAATGGCTAAGAAAGAAACACTTAAAGATTGGTTTTCTAAAAATGACGGTAAAGGTTGGATTGATTGCAAAACAGGCAAGCCTTGCGGTAGAAAATCTAAAACAAACACTAAAAGACCTTATCCTGCGTGTAGACCTACAAAAGCAGAATGCACGTCAGCAGCTAAAAAGAAAACAGGACCAAAGGCAATTAGTTGGAAGGATGGCAGAAAAAAAGCAGCAACTGGTGGACCAATTACAAGCAGAGGCCAAGGAATTGTAATGGCCGCTAGATTAAGATAAGGTGATATTATGACAAAACTAAAAAATTCAAGTAAAGCAGATCTTAATAAAGACGGTAAATTATCTTCTTATGAAAAGAAAAGAGGTATGGCTATTGAAAAAGCTATGAAGAAACAGAATCGTGTTAAACTTGAAAGTGGTGGTTTTATAGCTAAAGGTTGTGGAGCTGTCAGGAACGATAAACGCAAAGTTACAACTATTAGTTAGGAGAAATTATGGCTAAGAAAGATAAAATGAAATCAAAACAAGAGGCTAGAGATAAAGCCAAGGTAAGACCTGATGAAACGACTGTAGATCGTATTTATTACAACATGCCTAAGAAAGCTCCTGCTAAAAAAACAACTACAAAAAAAGGTAAAAAATAATGGCTGGTTATAAATCAAAAGGTTCTAGTAGAATTAAAAAATCTAAAGGTAACTCTGTTATGAAGATGTCTAAAGGCAACGCTGTTATGAAGATGTCGAAAGGGACAGCGGTTGATAAGAAAAAATCTAAAGGCAGTAGCAAAATGAAATATTCTAAAGGTAACTCTGTTATGAAGATGTCTAAAGGAGGTTCTGTAGCAGCAGGATTTGCCAATAGAAGAAGAGAAGATCTGACTTAGTTAGTGGCATATCTTTACAGTAATATACCTCATTTTAAATGTTGGGTAAGGAGAGAGTACACTCATAATCACGAAAAATACCATGGAGAGTTTCTTCATGCTATGGCGGTTGGTGTTACAACAATGCCGACTAGGTGTTTAAGTTTTCATGTTATTTTTACCGGAGAAGAGTCTAATTGTGAAGATTGGGACGAAGGCAACATACATGGGGGTGCCATGTGGGCCAGAATGCCAATTACAGGATTAGTTGCAGATACATTAGTTGAAGACTTTGCAAAACCTATGTCAGTTCATGATGCACAACCTTGGGATTGTTCTTCACATAACAATGCAGTATATGTAATAGATAGAGCCACACCTTGCCCTTGGCTTGCTAAGATAGACGGTAAAATATTTCCAGCTAAATACATGTTTACGGTTGATTACGCAGAAAACGAAATAGCAGACGATCCTGCACAACATAAAAGTAGTCATGTTTT